CTTTAGTACCACAAAAATCATTATGTGCTGATAATATATTTAATATTCTAAAGATATGTTCAGGGTCGATACGGTCTAAATCATCAATAATGAGGACAATTTGTTTATTGGGACTATTATCGGTTTTGGTGCTTGATACAATAGAACGGATGATTTGAGTTATTGTATTATCTTCATAGATGCTTCCTTTCTCTATGCTAATGCTATCGAAGAATTTCTTGATATGGGATTCTTCATTTTTCGAATTATCTTTTGCATATGTTTCAATGTTTTCTTTCAGTGCGATACACCTGTCTATAATATCTGTGCCAAAAGTAACTTTTTCTGCTATAGAAAAAAAATTACCCCAAAAATCTTTAGGATGATTTACCATATAAAAATATGCGGCATTGCTTAATGATATTTTTTGTTTCTCAAAATCATAGGGAACTTTTTCTAACAACTGCATTAATATGTCCACTTTGATATACTCAAAAATATCTTCATTATTAGCAACAGAATAATTAATTGGAGTTAGATATATTCCAGTGTATTTGTCTTTGTGCTGATTAAAAAAATTATTTAGAAAATATGATTTGCCTATTCCAAAAGCTCCAGAAAAGATAATGTTCTCATTGTCTTTTTGTTTTAGGAAATCAGCAAAACGTTCGGTTTCTTCAGATATACTTATTTCCATTTTTATATTGATATTTGATTTGTTTCAAAGTTAATATCTTTTTTCATATTGAGCAAAACCTTCTGCCAAATCGTGTCAGTAACTTCTTTGATACCGGATAGTCCGTTCAGGGATTATTCGGTATCTTTATTTTCGTGACGTAAAATAGTGTGCTAATGGAGATAATTTACAGAGAAATAGAAAGTTTAAAAAAAGCAGAAAATAATCCGAGAACTATTTCAGAAGAGCAATTACTGAAGTTGCAAAAATCAATTCAAGATAACCCTGATTATTTTGAAGCACGTCCTATTATATTGTCAGACCGTACAGGAGTACTGATGATCATTGCAGGTAATCAACGCTATGAAGCGTGTGTCCGGCTTGGAATGAAAGAAGTTCCTACAGTTCTTATCTCTAATCTCACAGAGGAGAAAGAACGTGAAATTATGGTTCGTGATAATGTAAATAATGGAGAGTGGGATAACGCTAAGTTGGTTTATTGGGATGTTGATGAGTTAAAAGATTGGGGAATTGAGTTGCCCACTGCTTGGGAAATTACACCAGATAATTTTGGTGATGGCTTTTCATTACCTGATGGAGAGAAACCTAATTCAGAGAAACTGACTTTTACGGTGTCAAACGAACAAGCAGATTTAATCAAAACTGCTATAGAAATTGCAAAAAGCAATGGCTTAGAATGTGAAACTTTCGGCAATGAAAATTCCAATGGGAATGCACTTTATCAAATAGTGAAACAATGGGTAGAGCAAAAGAAATAGTTATAAAGGTTATCCCGAAAAAAATAGCTGATGGATTTGTAAAGAAACATCATTATTCGGGTAAGGTTGTGCAAAATTCGCAGCTCCATTTCGGAGCATTTCTTGATGGTAGGCTTCACGGAGTGTTGCAATATGGGCCGTCTATGGATAAAAAGAAAGTTATAACACTTGTGAATGGAACAGGATGGAATGAATTTATTGAATTAAACCGCATGGCTTTCGATGATTATCTTCCAAGAAACTCAGAAAGTTTTTGCATCGGCAAGACATTGCGGATGATTAAAAAGAATGCGCCGCAGGTAAAGTGGGTAATATCTTTTGCCGATGGTTGTTCTTGTGGTGATGGTACGATATATCGTGCTTCTAATTTCGTCCTTACTGGGATAAGAGAAAACAAGACAATACTTCTATTCCCTACGGGTGATAAGATTGCTGCCATGACATTAGAAGCGAACTTCAACATTCCTCAAATTAAGGAACTTTGTAACAAAATGGGTGTGGAACATAAGTATCGCACACGTGCAGAGTGGGTAAAACTTGGTGCTAAATATGTAGAAGGATTCCAGCTTCGTTACATCTATTTTATTGATAAATCATACCGTAAACGTTTAGCTGTTACCGAAATTCCGTTTTTTAAAATAGATGAATTGGGAGCGGGTATGTACAAGGGTGAAAAGGTTACACAAGCTGAAAGGCATGCAATAAAGACAAGGAAATATGGCATACTTTAATCAGAAAAAGATAGAAGAATGTGCTGCATGGGTGCGTGAGAATGGTCTTATGGAGTATGGTGGCGCAAGGTTGAAAGACTTTTGCGCATACTTCGGCATTGACAATAAGACCTATTACGGGTGGATGAAAAATTCCGATTTTTCCGATTCTATAAAAAAGGCGAAGAATGAGTTTAAAGAATCTCGGGAGTGCATTATCGTGAAATCACTTTTTGAAGCTGCAAAGGGAAGGGAATACGAAGAAACGAAAACCGAATATAAAGACGTGAATGGGCAACCCAAAATCAAGAGTCGTACGATTACGAAAAAGAGAGTCGAACCGAATATTGGTGCCGCTATATTCCTCCTGACAAACATTGCCCCTGAAAGGTGGCAGAATAAACATAAGCAAGAATTGAGCGGAGATTTACCTGGGCTTACTATTGTTGTAGATAATGGTGATGATAAAAAAATGATAGAACAGATTAAAGACTTGTAATGAGGACAACCTATGTCTATAAGTGTAATCTAAACGCTTGGCTTGAGAGGAAACGAGTAGTCGCCAACAAGGGTGGTACCCGTTCCGGAAAAACATACTCCATTGTTTCTCTGTTTGTTTCCGTTGCAGTTGGTAACAAGAAGAGTCGGGTTATTGATATTGTTTCAGAATCCATTCCGCATTTGAAGAGAGGTGCGATAAACGACTTGGACGATATTCTTGAAAAAGAAGGACTTGTAGATGGTAAGGATTATGAACTGAATAAGACGGAGCACGTCTATCAATTTAAGACGGGTACGATCATACGATGCTTTAGCGCTGATGATTGGGGGAAGGTTAAGGGGTCTAGAAGAGATGTCCTTTTCATCAATGAGTGTAACCGAATAGGTTATGAGGTGTATCGTCAACTTGCAGTTCGAACAACGGAGATTATCTTTTTGGACTGGAATCCGGACGCAGAATTTTGGTATGAGATTAAAGGCGTACAGACTAAATCTAATACGATAGAGATACACTCCACTTATAAAAATAACCCATTTCTTACGCAGGTACAAATTGAAGAGATTGAGTCTAATAAGGATGATGCCAATTGGTGGAATATTTATGGACTTGGAATTACGGGAAGGAGCCAAGGTATAATATATACAAGGTGGAAGCAGGTAATTGACATTCCGAAATCGGCAACGCTTGTAGGGCGTGGACTTGACTTCGGGTTTACAAATGATCCGACAGCCATTGTCGATGTGTATAAATACGATGGAAAACTATGGATTGATGAAAGATGTTATCGAAATGGGCTGACTAATGATAAGATTGCAGATATCCTCAAAGGGTTGAATGGATGTACGATAGCCGATAGTGCAGAGCAGAAATCAATAGTGGAAATTCGTAATTATGGCATCCGAAATATCGAACCATCAATAAAAGGAAGTGACTCTATAAGGGTTGGTATACAGATACTCCAACGATACGAGTTATGTGTGACTCAGAAAAGCATTAATATAATTCGTGAGCTGCGAACCTATAAATGGAAAGAGGATAGAATTACAGGAGAACTGCTGAATGAGCCGATAGACAAATTTAATCACGCGCTTGACGCCATTCGTTACGTCGCGCTAAACAAGTTGTCTGAGAAACCGATAATTAAACGACCAAAAGCAAAATTAGGACAGATATGACAGTAAAAGAATTTTTGATATTAAGTGAGGTGGCAAGTAATGTTACTGAATTATTGGAACGGATAAAGAAGCTTCCAAAACCGGATTTCATTTCGGGAGTTCGTTTGCCAGATAATCTGAATGGTGCTACTATTGGACAACTTATGGGACTGCAATCTATATCAAACGATATTGATTGTATAATGACACCATGTCGTGTTCTATTAGGATTTTCTGTTGGGCGAATAGAAGCATGTGAGGTAGAGGCTGTCTTGGGATTTTCCTCATGGGTTACTAAAGAGGTGGAACGGATAACGAAGCTGTTTGAAACAACAAGTGTGACTCCTACTCCAGAAGAAAAACGTGCAGGTGTAGACCAACTGTCATTTGGTCTGTTTGGGCTAGTAGACTATTATGCAACCCGCATGGGAATTACCGACCATGAACAGATAGAAAGCGTTCCATGGATAAGAGTGTATAAATGTCTTGATATGGATGCAGAGAAGATAAGATATGAACGAAGATTACGTAAAATTTATCAAGATAATAGCAAATGAATACAAGTGTAGAAAGGAAAATAGCTTCTGTTGCAGAAAAGCTAAAGGGTATAACCTATTTGTTTGATAACTGGGCGACAGCTAATATCCGGTTGGATAAGATGCCATTGCCGGCTATTATTAACTTACTGCCTGTATCCGGTAAGTTCGTTATATCCAGAACACAGTTGAAAGATTGTCCTAATTGTATGATAGCATTTGCAGATAAGACAAGGTTTGATTTCGACGGCGTGGAGAATGATGAGGTTATTGAGAGGTGTAAAGGGTATGCCGTACAGTTTATCAAAGAACTGAATAAAAGCGGACTGTTTGAGTGGGTGAGCGATGAAGTACCTTACTCTATATTTTATGATAAGTTGGATGTGAATGTTACTGGGATAATGATAGAATTGAAACTTAAAGAGGTTCAAGGAGTACCCATGTGTTAGTTATGGAAGATAGGAGAAAAGAGATAAAGGGTATTCTGAATGAAGAGCTAGATAATCTCCGGCAACGTATCATTGAGAACCATGTACGGGCCGGACAGCGTGCAAGTGGCAGAACTATTAAAAGTCTGCATATTGTAGTGGATGATAATCATGGCATTCTGTTTGGCAGGCAGGCTTTCAGCGTATTGGAAACAGGACGTGCTCCAGGTAAAGTACCTAAAGGATTTTATAAGATTATCCGACAATGGATGATGGATAAGGGTATTCAAGTAGAGAAACCTAAGTCTTTTGCATACCTTGTGGCTCGGAAGATTGCTCAAGAAGGAACTGAACTATATCGGAAAGGAAAGCATGAGGACATATATTCAGAAGATATTGAACAAACAATACAAAATATAATGAACCGTATATTTGGTATTTTCTTAAAAGATATACAACATATAAATTTGAATAACAATGCGAACTCATAAAATTGGAAATACAACAGTTGAGTATCCGGATGAAATATCTTTTTGTTTTAATCCGATAGTTATTAATGTCCTTGGGTATCCATGGGCATGGGTAGAGGCCGTGGTTCGTGATGTGACAACTGGTATAGAACATGTAGAGAAAAGGGTATTATTTCAAAATACTTGTTTCTTCGATGTTTCTTTTTATACCCAATCGTATTTTGATTCAATTCAATTTGGCAAAATAGATTATACTCAATCGGGAGCTGCTGAAACTCCGTTCGGCCGATTGTTTTCTCTTGACTTGAATATGTATTCTGAGGGTGGAGAATTAAGTGAAAGTTTTCAGTTTGAAACTTTTGTTGTTTGGGGGGCGATGAAGATTGGTGAACGATATAATGGTGATAGGGTTTTGACATGGTTTAAGAATTTTCCTTTTACAGTTGGTATGTATACAGCTGGAACCAATAGTGTTAATATTATTGCAGATAACGTTTCTTTGCCTTCCATTAGTCTGCAAAAACGTGGTATTTATAATTTGTTTTTAACAGGTATTCATGCACAGAGAGAAGTGGTGTTAGTGTTGCCAGGAAGTGGGATAGGAACGAGTGTTTTCGATATGACTTTCGATTATACTTTTCATGCGGTAGAAGGAGTTCCTTCTCATGTTCGGTTATTGGTCGATGATTGTGCAATGGGAGTATATCTTCGTTGGGTTAATCGTCATGGTTTTTATTGTTATTGGTTGTTTAAAGCTGGTGACGAAAAAAAACAGGTTGTAAATGATGGGGAGTTTATTCGTAACAATATGCAGGACTACAATTATGTGAATGGGTATCATAGTGGAACTGGACGCAAACAGCGTAAGACAGAGGAAAATACCCTTCTTGTATGTGCACCGCTTGTAGATAGTGATACATACAATTTTCTTTTTCAACTTGCTATGTCGCCAGTTGTAGATATGTATATGGGAAAAGATTCTGATAAAAAAGATAGGTGGCAAGGAGTAAATGTTGCAGTTGAAACTTTCAATAAAACTCGTGCTGTTCTTCAGGATTTTATAGCAACGATTATTTTACCAGAAACACGGGTGCAAAGCTTATGAGAAATGAGATGTTATTTATAGACGGAGAATTGGTTGATTTGGGAGAAAACACTAAAATCACATTAAATCTCAAAAGTAATTTACTTTCCGACCTGAGTAAGATTGTTAGTAATAATAGCTATACGATAAGATTGCCAAAGACAGTACGTAACCAACGTATTATAAAGCATGCTGATATACCTTCATGTAGTACCGTCTATCCGAGAAAATATCATCATGCCAGGTATTTTCGTAATGGAGTAGAGATAATCTCAAATGCAAAAGCGGTACTTCTATCTGTTTCTGATACCATTGATATTGCTATTACGTGGGGAAATATAACATTGTTAGCCGGTATCGTAGAGAATGATAAATCTTTGAATGAACTTATTGATAATGACTATTATATGATTTGGCGAAAGGAAATTAGTGATTATCAGAATGGAAATCCTTTTATTGTATCTGATATAGATATGGGCATCAGGGGATTTGATACTTTGAATTATGTGCATCCTAGTGTAAGGGCCAATTGGATATTAGAGCGTATTTCATCTGATAATGGTGTTAATTTTTTATTTTCAAATGATGTAGTGAAGGAATTTATCAATAAATTAATAATCCCATTATTGACACGCCATGGTAGGGGATTAGATGCGGATAATCAATTTGGCTTAACTGCTAAATATAATAATGGTGTTCAATATGATTATAATTTAACAGTTGTATTGAAAAATTCTTTTTCTAATAATTTTTTAGCTGTTGTAAATGCCGGTTCAAAAGACTCAGGGGTTAAAATTCTTAAAGACAATACAAAGATTAGAATATCAGCAAAAATGTTTTTTGATTTTATTAGTACAGTCCCGGTAAATCCTGCTTTTGTGGCATATAAAGTGGTGGATGGGAGAGCGGAAGAAGTGTTTTCTGCTGATGCTTCTAATTTACAAGGAAGTAACGGACAGACCTGGACAGTATATTTTGACTTTAAGGATGAGACATCCATATTGTCAGAGGGTGATATTATTTATTTTGCTTTCCGTGATACGGGATATTTTGTTAATAATTGGGGAATAGATACTTTTTCTCTTGCTTTAGCGCCCTATATTGATGAGGTGGTAGTCGAGGGGCAAGGAAGTGATGGGTATTATCCCATCATATCCAATTTACCGGATATAAAGCAGGTTGATTTTATCAAAATGATTGCTGCAATATCTGGAACATTTGCTGTCGTCGTTAACGATACTACTTTGGGCTTTTTTTCTGTGGATGATATTATGTCGAAACGACATAAGGCATATGATTGGACGCGTAAGGTGGTTGCTTCTTTCAAAGAAAATAAACCACAAGAAATAAGTTACTCCCTTGATGATTTTGCTCAACATAATTTGTTTAGATGGAAAGATGACATTGCTGTGAAAGGTGATTATAATAGTGCTTTGTATGTGGAAGATGAAACAATTGAAATGGAACGGATTGCTATTGAACTTCCATTTGCTGCAACTGATATGTCTTTGGGCAGAGCTTCAATTCCACTGTATGACTACTCTGGCAGTGAGACTATCGGAGAAATGAATAGTGTGGAGCCACGGCTATTGATTGAGGTTAATAATACAGGAAAATCTAAAGCTTCATTTGAAGGATTAAAGTGGGAAACTTTGCTCAGAAAAAACTATGGAACATATCAGAAAATTATTCGTAGTCCTATTGTGGTCAGCGAAAAGATTGAGATTAGTGATATTGAGTTGAAAGAGTTAGATGTGACTATTCCTGTCTATTTAGGTCAATATGGTAGATACTATGCTATTATATCAGTAAGGGCAGAAAATACGGGGATATGTGAGTGTAAATTATTACAGTTGGAGGTGTAACTATGGAAAATGTAGAAGAAAGAGTACTGGATATCCGGGTACGATACGATGATGCTATTCGAAAAATCGCAGAATATCGTACTCAGATAGACGTTTTACATCAGGTTGAAAAAACACTTAAAGATGATTTGAAAGCTGGGCGTATTGAGCGTGAGGAATATAATGTAAAACTGACCGAAACTCAAATAGCGACTCGTGAAGTGAACGAGGCTATTCGAATTCTGAATAAGCAAATACAGAATGAACGTAAGGAACAGATGGAGCTTGAAGGTAGTTTAGTTAGATTACGTGCGGAACTTTCTAATCTGACTGCTTCTTATGATAGATTAAGCCGTGCGGAACGTAATAGTGCCAAGGGTAAAGAGATTCAAGATAAGATAAATGCCATTACCGATGAATTGAAGGAAGCGGAAGAGGGTACGCAGCGTTTCTATCGCAATGTCGGTAATTACGAGGAAGCTTTGAAAGATTTTGTAGGTATCAACGATGACTTTGCAAACTCTTTGTTGAATATCGCCCAAAACTCAAATGGAATAAAAGGCTTTTTCTCCAATATGAGAACAGAAGCATCTGCTTTAGGTTCAACGCTAAAGGCATTATTGAAAAATCCGGTATTTATGAGTATAGCAGGCATTGCTGGAGTTGGCTTTGCTTTCAAATGGTGGTATGACTACAATAAGGGGATAAAGGAAGCTACCAAATTGACAAAACAATTTACGGATAAGTCTGGCGATGATTTGAAAATCTATCGGAGTGAAATACAAGCCTTGGCTGATTACTATGGTAAAGACTTCCGGGATATGTTGACAGCTATCAATTCCGTAGAAAAACAGTTTGGTATATCTTCTGGCGAAGCGCTGAGGTTTATCAAAGATGGTTTCATTGCCGGAGCAGATGCGAATGGGGAGTTTCTGTCTGCTTTGAAAGAATATCCGGCGTACTTCAAAGAGGCCGGTATCTCTGCGGATCAGTTCGTCGCCATTATTGCAGAAACTAATAAGCAGGGTATTTTCTCTGATAAGGGAATTGATACCATCAAAGAGGCGAATACTCGGCTTCGGGAAATGACTACATCAACGGCTGGTGCATTAGATGGTATTGGTATCAGCTCTAAACAAGTCCAGAAAGATTTGCAGACAGGGGCAAAGACTACTTTTCAAATCATGCAGGAAGTATCTGCCAAATTAGATGAACTACCGGAAAGCAGTGCGGTGGTTGGAACTGCCATTGCAGATATCTTTGGTGGTCCGGGAGAAGATGCAGGCTTGCAATATATCCGTACCTTGAAAGATATTTCTGTTAATCTGGATGAAGTCAAGGGTAAGACTGGGGAATTAGGTAAAGTGGAAGATGATTTGCTTGCTTCCCAAGCGGAACTAACGAAAGAAGTCGCTTTGCTTTTTGATACTACTGGTGGCTCGTTTGAGAAAATGACGGCTAAGGTTGAGACTTTTGTCAATGGTGCTTTATCCTCTTTGATTAAAGATGTACGAACTTTGTTTGAATCGGTAGAGGATATATCAGAACGGGAAACTAAAGCTGCTGTCAAACTTGGAAAGAATGTTGCAGAAGCTAACGTGGGGGATGAATATGCCAAGGTAGAGGCGACATGGGCTCGATATGTGAAAGCGGGGCTTTCTGAGGAAGAAGCTTTGAAAAAAGCCAAAGAAGAAAGACTTCAGATGCTGAACTTGTCCCTGAAGCAGGAAGAAGAATATTTGCAGGAAACTGTTGCTATCAATGAGAAATACAATAAAGAACTGCAGGATGCTTCATTTTGGCGTCAAGGAATTGGTAAAGACCGTTCCAATTCAGCCATAAACAAGGATATTACTTCTTCATGGAATAATCGTATGGCACAGTTATCAGCTGTGGAGTCCAGGAAAGAGACTATTAACTTGGTGTCTTCATATACCGGGAATGCTGATAAAAAGAAGACGCCGATTGTTGACCCTAAAGCTGTGGCCGAAGCTCTTAAAATCAAAAAGAAAGAACTGCAAGAGATACGTAAGGCTGAGGATGAAATGCTAAAACTCGTCAAAGATAGCCGGAAAAAGCAGACTCAAGAGATAGAATATGAATATAGCCGTCAGATTGAAGATTTGGAAATCCGCTTGAAAACCGAAAAAGACTTGACACCTCGTGCCAAAGAGGAAATCGGAAAACAGATTCTTGCTCTTGAACAAGAGAAAACAGTTGCTTTGCAAAAGCTCTCTGATGAAGAACTGAAAAAGGAGATTGAAAATCGGCAGAAACTTATTGCCATACAACTTGAATCAGTAAAAGTTGGAAGCGAGCAGGAGTATCAACTAAAGATGCAACAATTGATGACCCAACGTGATGCAGAACTGCAGCAGAAAGAGCTAACCGAGCAGATGAAACTTGCTATCATGGAGAAGTACAACAAAAAGATTGATGATTTGACTGAGCAGCATAATAATTCCATTATCAAGAAGCAAGAGGATGCATTAAGGATACGTTTTGAAACAGAAATAGCCCAGGCATACGGTGACGAACAAGAAATTCTCCGTATAAAGATGGAGCAGAAGCTTGCAGAGTTGAATACTATACAGCAACTTGAGGGGGAAAGTATAGAAGCTTTTAATTTGCGTAAACTTCAAGCTCAAAATGACTATAATGATGCAAAGAAAGCTGTTACGGATAAGGAGATAGCTATCGAACAAGCCAAATATGATACTATGGCTACTGTTACAAATGGACTTATTGCCTTGACAGATGAGATAGGTAATCAAGACCGTAACTTTGCCATTGCAAGTAAGGCTTTGGCTCTTGCCGAAATTGCAATCAATACAGGTAAGGCTATTTCTAAAATGGTTTCGGCGGAAGCAGGAAAGGGTATAATTGGACTTGGTACAATGGCTAGTGGTATAGCTACTATACTTTCTAACATTGCGGCTGCTATTTCTACGGTAAAAAGTGCTAAATTTGCACAGGGTGGTTCAGTAGTAGGTCCGGGGTCGGCTACAAGCGACTCTATACCGGCGATGTTATCTAATGGTGAAAGTGTTATGACGGCTGCTGCAACTTCTATGTTTGCTCCGTTGTTATCAGCCTTTAACCAAATGGGTGGTGGCATTCCTATCAATATAACAACCTCATCCAATCAGGCAACGGGTGAGGATATGCTTGCCAAAGCTGTTGCAAGAGGTATGATGATGGCTCCACCACCAGTATTGTCAGTAGAGGAATTTACTTCTGTTGCAGATAGGGTGAAATATGTCGAGAATCTTGGTAGTGTATGAATGCGTATGAATTATTAATGCTGAATAGGAGCATTCTCCAAGTAATGGATAATGTTTCGCTTGATGTTGGAGATGTAAAATATATTCCGGTATATCAAGATTATATTCGCCTATTACAAGAAGGGCACAAAAAGACCTATATCATGCAGTATTTATCTGATGAATATAGTATTGCAGAGAGAACCATCTATCGGATTATTGATAAGTTTTCAAATACAGTTAATATCTAAATGAGGGCGGAGTGATTCTCCGCTCTTATTGTTTATAGAAAGTTACTGTCAAAGCATGTCAGTAGAATGAACTTCTTATTTTCTTCAAGCCGTATCTTGTTTTTTACCTTTGTTACAAACAATTATGTGATATGGCAAAATTATACATTAATAAAGACATTGTAGCCGATAGAGATAAGCTGGAGAATTGGTACTTGACCGGCGATGAAGGGATTTCGTTTCCTGATATTCAATGTTTTCTTTCATGGCTTGACCCAGCTGACCCTACAATTGATATTGAAATACATTCATGCGGTGGCGATACAGTTGAGGGGTATGCAATTTATGATGCGTTACGTGCATCTGGTAAGGATATTTCTTGTACTGTTGTTGGAAGGTGTGCTTCTATGGCAACAATTATTCTACTGTCTGCACCGCTGGAACGCAGAAAGGCTTATCCTCATGCAAAATTTCTTATTCACAATCCATATTTGGCAAAGTATGACGATGTTTTAGACCTTGAAACAATAGAATCCCTTAAATCAAGTTTGGAAGCGGAAAAGGCTAAAATGTTAGCTGTCTATGTTGAAAGGACTGGGGCAGAATCATCTGTATTGGAAGCTCAAATGAATAAGGAATCATGGTTTGGCGGGGAGATTGCAAAACAACTAGGATTTATATCTGCTGTTCTTGTCCCAACTACAGCAAAAGGAGTCGATTATAAACTTAATAGTAAAAAAATGAACAAAGAAAAACAAGTGACAGTGAAGCAATCTATCATTGATAAGTTGCTTGCCAAATGTGGCTATCAAAAGATTGAAGATATTCCAGTAATATCTATGGAGTTGACAGATGCCGAAGGTAATGTACTAACGGTGGAACGTGAAGAGGGAGAACCACAAGTCGGGGATGCCGCGTCTCCTGACGGTGAACATGTTATGCCTGATGGGAAGACTATCATCGTGACCGATGGGGTAATTACGGAGATTAAAGAAGAAGAAAATAGTGGTGAGGATATTGAAGCTTTAAAGAACCGCATTGAAGAACTTGAAGCAGAAAATGCGACTTTGAAAGTTAATGCCCGTACTGTTGAGGACAATAAGATTTTGAATGCTGTAAAGATGGCGGGTGGAGAGAATTGGTTAGCGAAGCATTGTTCAACTTATAGGGTTTCCTTACGCGCTCAGACCTTTAAGGAAACTGTTGACCATCAGGATAGTGCGGAGGAGACTGCTATTCAAAGGAAGTTGAGAGAGGAAAGAGAGAAGAGAGCTAAAAAGTAAAGAAAGGAGAATTAAGTATGCCTATTTTAGATTTTTCAAAATTGACACCGGATAATCAGGCGGTGAAGGATTTGAAAGACTTGATTGAACTGACAGTTTTTCAAAATGAGGATATGGAGCGTTTTATGACGTTCATGCCTAAAGTGACCAATGGTAAGAAAGTAGGCTTCATCGGTGAGATGGAGGATGTCGGTATCGCAGGTTCCGGATGTGATCCTACATATCAAAAGGTGGCTATCGCTGCTGCCCAAAAGGTTTGGGAAATAGGTGATTGGCAAGTTCCATTGGAAATGTGTTATGAGGATTTGGAAAATACTATTGCTAAATATTGCCTAAAAACCGGCACTAATATTGCGGACCTTACTTCTACTGAATATATGGATGGAATCGTTCTTCCGAAATTAACGGAAGCAATGATGAAAATGTTGTGGCGTTTTACTTGGTTTGGGGATAAGAATGCTGCTAATGTTGAGGGTTCCGGGCAAATTACAGATGGTTTGAATGTAGAATTGTTTAAGACATGCGATGGTTTCTTTAAACGTCTGTTTGCTATATGTACAGCTAATGCAGGCCAACATACCATCATATCAGCCAACGCTGAAACATCTTATGCTTTGCAAAAATCCAAGATGAAAGAATTAGGTGCTGCAACTTCTATATTTGATGCAATGCTTGAGGATGCGGATAGCCGTATTTTCCAGAAATCTGGACATGCAATTTTTGCTACGAAATCATTGTGTGATTCTTTATCTCGCGATGTGAGGGAGAAATATAAGGTTATTATGCCTTGGGAAGTTATTTTTGATGGACTTGAAGTAGGAGAGTATGACGGTGTTCCAGTTGTAAAATGCTCAATTTGGGACCGATTTATTCAAGCATATCAGAATGATAAAACCAAACTGAATCTCCCCCATCGTGCAGTTCTGTGTTCTCCGGACAATTTGATGTATGGCTGCGAAGGTGATAACCCTATATCAGACCTTGATATTTGGTTTGAAAGAAAATCCCGTAAGAATTACATCTATTCTACAGGCAAACTTGGTTCTATGATTGGCGAAGATAATCTGGTACAAGTTGCATATTAGGAAAGGAGGTATTTATGGGAGTATGCGATGATATTTTGAAGAAAGATATTTCTCCGTCTTGTGATGACCCAGTCGTACAAGGTTTGGAGCAGGAAGGCGTGATTATGAATCGCGCTGATGTAGATTTCGCTGCGACAGTGTTCAATGCAACTCGTAAAAATGTGATTGAAACATTGGCGATGAAAGAAAAGAAAAAGGCGTATAAAGTTGTGGTTCCAGGTAAAACTCCATTTACTGGTACTACTACTGCTTTGGCAACAGGTACATATCGTAATTCATTCACAAACACCATTACACTTGTGATTTTGGCAAATGACCCAGATGTTTGTGCCGATATAGTTGACGGTCTAGCTAATGGCTCTTATGTTGTAGTATTGGAGAATAAATATAAGGGTTTACAGAAAGAAGAAAATCCGGGTGATGCCGCTTTCCAAGTTTTTGGATACTATCAAGGGCTTACAGCTACAACTATTGAAAATAATAAATACAGTGAAGAAACGGAAGGTGGTTGGAGTGTGACCCTTGAAGAACAAAAAGTACCGAAATCAGCTTTATTCTTGTTCAAAACAAGTTATGAAGCGACTAAGACGGCAATTGGTACATTGACAGCAGAACCAATGGGGTAACGGAATGACTGTTGTAGAAGTGGTTGATAAATTAAAAGAGTTGGGGGGTAAAATCCCCCTCTCTTCTTCTGATAAATCAGATATTGAAGTAATATATCATGAAGTCTTCGGACGAACTTTTGTCAAGACTTCATGTGGTGATTGTTATCGTGATGCTGTGATTGAAATGTATTCATATTTAAAAAAATACGGAAAGATGAAAGAAAAATCAAATTATGCATTGAAAAATGGTGTTTTACTCCAGGTTGGCTTTGGGAGTAGTGAAATGTACACCAATGATAATCTAACAGATGAAGCAGCAGAAAGATTTCTTGCAGAAAATCCTAAAGGAATAGTGCTTTTTGCTTTAACACCTTCCAACTGGGAGGAAAGGGTTGAAAGACTCAAGAATCCGGTTATAGCTTTGGATGAAACTTTAGTTGCAGAACTGGTGAAAGCTTTCCAAGTAGAAGGTGCGACAGTCAAAATAGTAAAAGATGCATTTAAAACTTATCAGGTAGATGGAAAGAAGGTGACTGCTAAATTATTGGATACCCATATAAAAAAGGCTCAATCCCTTCTTGAATCAAAGAAGGAAACTGCAGACAAAGAAGTAGCAGGAGAAATGGTAGAATAATAAATGACCTCACGAAGCGATGAATGTAAATGATTTAAAGAAGAAAAGTAATAGGCGTGTTGATACGGGGTACGTACGTAATCTTGGCATCCAAAGCTATGGTGATGATAATTTATATCCTCAACATTTAAGGAATATCATCGCTGCTAGTTCAACTGGTAGTGAATGTGTGGAACGTTATGCCAATTTTATAGAAGGGAATGGTTTTCGTGAGGTCACTTTTTCTGAATATGTAGTTAATCGTTGTGGTGATACAACTGATGATATCCATGCTTTTGTATGTAGGGATATTGCAGATTATGATGGGATAGCAATACATGTGAACTATAATATGTTTGCTGATATAGTAGAGATACAGCATGTTCCCTTTGAAAATTGCCGTTTATTAGAGGAAGATGAAAACGGATATATTGCTAAGATTGCGGTTCACCCTGATTGGAGTGGAAAGAAAACCCGTAATGGTAAGGCTATTAAGGTTATACCGGATAATGTAGAGTTCATAGATGTTTTTAATCCTTGTAAAGAAGTGGTGTATGCACAGATTCGTGCTGCTGGGGGAATTGAAAACTATAAAGGACAGATATTGTGGATTAGTAACATTGGAAAATTTGTGTATCCTGTCGGAAGGGCTGACCGGGTGATTACGGAAATGAGTACGGATGAAGGGCTTGCAAATGTAAAATATCGTAATGTTCGCTGTAATTTTATGCCTTCTGGAATGATTGTTACCAAGAAAGGTGTTTCTCCGGTACATCTTGATGAAGAAGGGAATCCGATAAGAGAAGATAAGCAAGGCGAAGATACAGGCTTTTCAGATACCGTTATACAACTTCAAGGAGATACTAATGCTGCAAAAATATTGGAAGTTACTTTAGAATCTGATGAAGAAAAGCCGGAGTTTGTGGATATCAGTTCTAAAAATTATGATAAAGAATTTACTGTGACTGATGCCAGTGTGGTAGAACGTATTTATTCTGCTTTCGGACAAGAACCTTGGTACTGTATTCGTATTGGTAAAGTGGGTTTTTCCGGTGATATATTGGAAGATGCCTTTGAATATTATAATTCTATCGTATCAAAACAACAGCGAATGGTTGAACGTGCTTTTCAGAAAATCTTTGAACATTGGTATGAACCTGTTAATCCCTCTAATGACTTTAGTGTACAACCTCTTAAATACGTAAGAAATGCAGCAGTATCTAATAACAACGGATGAAGTTTCTAAGTTGGCCCGTACGATGTCAGTACATATAGATACGGAAAAGATAGAAACATATATCCGAGAGTCAGAGAATATTGATGTGAAATCGGCTTTGGGTGATGCACTATTCTTAGATGTGAAAGAACATCCAGATAATTACAGTGAGCTACTTGATGGAAGTTCTTATGATGTAGAATGTGGTGGAAGACGCTCTTTTGTGGGGTTAAAAGCCGCTTTAGCTTATTATACTTATGCCCGTATAGTAAAGAATGGGGATGGTAGTGTTACCCGTTTAGGATTTATGCATAAAGATAACGAGTATTCGTCTCATTCTGATTTTAAAGAGAAACTTATGGCTTATAATGATGCATTTTCTATAGCAGACCGATATTTAAAGGAGTGTGTACGCTATTTGAATGATAATAGAAAGTCTTTTCCTCTATATAAAGGAAATGGTGGATTGACAGCAAACCGTGTAGCATGTAGAATCTTGGGTGAATAATGGCAGATACTTTTGATATATTGAAGAAGTTGGCCTTGCAGGTGCGAAATGCTACTCTTGCAGGAGAGAATAGTGCAGAACGTATAGGACGAACGTTTGTCGGTATCCTTGATTTAATAGATGACCTTAAAAATATTTATCTCCATAAAAATCAACCTGATGAAACAGAATTTTTAATAAAGTTCCTCGCAGGCGGTGAGTTCGGCGAATTCGTAGACAGTATGATTGCCGGCAAGGGTGCAGGGATATTCCCTGATGGCCGGGCACAGGTAGAACGGTTGGAAGTGCGCGGTTCACTGTCAGTGCTTGACCTTATTATCAATCAGATTCAAGGAATGGAATCTGATTACTCCTTCACCGAGATTGGTAAGATAGAATCCGTGGAGGATTTGGGCGAGAGCACCTATCGTTTGAAAATAGAGAAACGCACGGACTTCGACTTCATGAAGTTCCAGGAGAATGATGTCTGCTTCTCCATCATCAACACACTGCTTACGGGTGGTTCCGACTATTATACAAGCTGGATGCGTATTCTTACCACCAATGCGCAGGAGAACAGCATAACGGTCGTGCTCTATCCGGACAGCGAAGTGCCTGGAGGCACGAACTATCCGCCGTTGGCCGGCTACAACGTAACCCGCAGGGGTAACAGTACGCTTCCTGAAGAGGGTGGCTTCAACGGTCGGGCGCAGTCGTGGATGATTTCTTCACGTGAGGGGCGCATCATGTTTTTGGCTAACGTGTTTAAGCCAATACTGGAGGACTATAACTATGCGCTGACTATCGGAAAACTCCCTAACATCAAGGCACTCGAAAAACTGCCGGTGACAACCGAAGATGTTGGCATCGTTGCACAGACGGTCATTGCCGAGAAATTCTATCAGTTCGATTATAACGGTGATGTCGTTCCCAACAAGGTAGACCGGGGCGTCTGGTCGCTGGAAACGGCCCAGAGCGGCGCTCCTTATCGCTTTGTACAGCACGAACTGGCAAAGCCTTCCGGCAGCGAATATACCCTGCTGGAACAGCATACGGTCTACCACCTTGGCTGCAAGTGGGGGTGTCTGAAGGACAAGACAACCGACGAACCGAAATGGAATTCCCCGTCATGGGGACTCCTTGAGGGCGACAGCAGGTATTCGCTCCAGCTCTCACTATCAGGCGGGGAGGCATTCGTCATAGGCGGTGTGGATACGGTAATGTCCGGGCGCGTTTTTTATGGTACAATTGACATAACGGATGATGTGATGGCGGACGATGCCACCGAAGTGGAATGGTTCCGTGACAGCGGCAATGTTCCGGCGGACAACCTCTGGACGCCTGAGTATGTGGACGGCAACAGGCTTGCCATCCATATCGACAACGGGAACCAGCATGGGGTCGGTTCGGATTTCGGTTTTGTCAGCAAGTCCGTGATATTCACCTGCCGGGTGTTCTTTCCGGTAAATGGCAGGTTGGAGAAAGTGGATATGAATTTAGGATTTGACATCGTATAAGAATTTTAGGTATATGGGATTAAAGAGTAACAAGCAGTGGGGCCGTATTTACGTTGCCCCCCTTTCCCTTCAGGGAGAGATAATAGTATTGTCGGGCAGTCCCGTGCAGACCTACGATAAGGAACTGCGGGAATACAGCCCCGACCGGACCCTGACACCGCTGGTCATCGTGCCGAAGGTATCGGCGTTTGATGAGAAGACGGTATTCGGTGAAATGGAACTCACGGGGGTGGAGTGGTTCGAGGGCGCACCCCGTGACAAGTCGGCCAACCGTATCGTCGAGGGCGAGTATTACAGCATTTCCGACGGCAGCGGCGGTGTGCCCAAATATGCGCTTACCATTCGCAAGAACATTCCGCCGGAGAAGCCGGTGGAGTATTTCGGTATCGCGATATTCACTGACCCGCGCACGAACCGCGAGGTCCGCTGTGAACGGAGCGTGAAGTCCTATGCGCACCTTTATGACAACAAGGCGTATTCGTTGCGCCTGAAGGGGGATTCCGTGATGGTGACCGACCCGCTGCGCCTGGCCGACCGTTCCGGTTATTGGGACAGGGAGATAGAACCGCAGCTCTATACGGGCACTGAACCGGTGGATGATGAACATGCCGCATATTTCTGGGACATTCTTGAAAACGGAGCATACCGCCCGGTTACACCGGATGACCCCGGTATTGTCTGCCATGATGTGAACGGTGTATATACAAGAAAGCTGATGTATCAGGCGAAATATGTCACCGGTGCAAGCTTCCGTGTTCGTGCGTGTGAGTATGCGGGTAGCAGACCGCAGGCACCTACGGACGGGCGGCTGGAAAAGGTTATTGAGGTAAAGACGGAGATGGCCGTTTCCTTAAATTGCGAAATTATCCAGACGAAAGGCTTCACCCTTTCCGATGATATGAAGCAGCCGAGCGCCTATGAGGTACGCATCTTCGACAACCGCCGCGAGTACGGTACAGAGTACGATGACCTTTTCCGCATCACATGGAAAGGCCAGAGTGCGAAGCCGGGCGAGCCGGAGAAGGTGCTGGCAACCGGCGGGCGGACGCTGGAGTTCATTCCGGCGGATAAGGGTTACCCGGCAAAATATATCTTCCATGTGCGGGCGGAAGTGGGGCTTCTCATCGGTGAGTCCCTGATGGGCGATGAGGAAGGCGCCGTTATCTCCTCACAGATTGACGGACAGACGGTATTCATTGCCACGGGTCCGGTATATGAATAGTAATAACTTTAAACTTTAATCAATATGTACGTAATTGTAGAAAAGGCAAAACTCGAAGGCAAATTCTTTGGGATAATGAATACCCTTCCGGATGGCAGGGTGTACATTCCTATCAGTGAGATGCGAAATGTGGGTACTCTTCTTGACATCGACATCATTGGTTCTGCACGTGAGTTGAAAGAACTGATAGAGAAACAGCAGGAAGCGATGCAGGGTACGGAGGATATTGACCCCGGTTTCAGTGTGACACCCGAAGAGGAAATAGACCCCGGTTTCAGTCAGGAGCCGAATCCGGACAGCGATAGCGGGGCGTCGGAAGAGGGTGACGGCAGTGTGACCGGTCCGGAACAGCCGGCCGGGGCAAAAACTGACGGAAAAAGGAAAGGAGGCCAGCGATGAACCAGAATCAAGTGACCGCTTCACTGGCTATCGTGGCGGTGAGTAACGGAACGACTGTTAACGGGTATGTACGCGTGGACAATGGTCCGCTTATCCAGGCATGGACAAAGGGTAGCGACAAGTATACGCCGGATTTTGAAGCGTTGGCGGAGGACAAACGTCCTATTGTTATCGTCGTATTGCGGGATGTGAGCAGCGGGCGTATCCTCATCCCTTCCAAACTTGTATTCAAGTACAACGGTACCGAACTTGCATTCGGGGAGGACGGGCTGTGCAATACGGAACAGTTTGTCGGCATGTTCAAGCGCGTAACCGGATACAATGTAAGTGTGGACTCGCAGTCCTATCCCATGACGGGACTTCGCGTCATGAAGAACCTCGTGCCCATCTCCGGATATGACAATGACCGCATAACCGTTTCCGGGGAAGTTGAAATCGGCGGGCATACGGTCGCATTCAACGAACTTGCGACGGATGTTGTCATCCAGGAATCATCCGGTAAACAGTATGAGTTATTCATTACTTCTGACAAGGGTACGCAGATAATCAATCCGTCCGAAGTGCTGACGTTGAAGGCATCGCTGTACAGTGGCGGAGACCTTATCAACGATTTGGGGAACATTACGTTGCAATGGAAGAAGCAACTGCCGTCGGGAGAGGCCAACCTCGGAACTCAGGGAACCCAGAACATTGCCGCGAATGATATTGACGGTTCGCTGGTGGTAAGTTGTGAGGCTGTGCAGAATGCGAAGGTCATAGCAAAGGGTTTCATTACCGTGTTCGACCTTAGCGACCCTATACTGGCGGCATTCAAGGTCAAGGGGCTTTCATCGGACGGGCAGATATATCCGGGAGAGACGGGAACTCTTATTCCGTATGCCTATAAACGCCAATCCGGAGAGGAAGTGGCGGTGGCAAGCTGGGACTTCGCCACATTCGACGGTGAAAACAATCCGTTTACGCTGTCGGGAAAGGACAGCAACAAGTTCCAGGGCAAGGACATTGCACTGACCTATACGGATGCGGCGCGTGCCAAGACATTCAGAGTAATAGCAACGAATACTAATCCCATTGAGCTATGATGGTGACAGCAGTTTTGAGTGTCGTAGCTGTCAGCGAGCCTGACCCGGTGGAATACGTTGACATCGAGTGCCAGCCGGCTGCCATCTCTGTGGACTGTAACAATGTACAGATGGTGCCGCTGAAGCTGAAAGCCCTGCACCGCAGCGGGGCTGATGCGGCCCTGCTGGATGTATTCTGGCGGCTGCATATCCAGTCGGCAGGCAAGGACCTCGGTACGGCGGATTCCCCCGGTGCATCGTCCGAATGGGAATACTACCTTCCGTCTGACAAGTGGGGTAATGCGGATTCTATTATCGTGGAAGCATACCGTGATAGTGCCCGCGAGACCCTTCTTGCTCAGAAGAGGGCCAGCATTGTTCGGCAGAACCCGTCCCCGTTCCCGGTCGATGGTGACTGGAAACCGCTGCCGTTCAAATACAAGAATGGGGAATATTTCCTGGATAAGACATTAGGCTTCATATTTATGTGGATGAATCCTGTACCGGGAAACAGTGATAAACATCCGTTCTTTGACGTGGCCCAAAATCCGGACACTACTTCCTGGAAATCCATCCAGGAATACCCGCTACTGGGTACGCAGCTTTTGCTTGCCAGGAAGATAGATGCAGACCTTATCGACGTGGATAACCTGAAGGTGAAGCACCTGGATGGCGCAGACGGGACTTTTACAGGTGATTTAAAAAGTGGTAGTGTCAATATTGCCGGTGGGAAAACCCTTTTGAATAAGGATGGAAGCGGGAAATTAGCCAATGGAGCGGTAAGCTGGACAAAGGAAGGCGATGTGGACTTTTCGGGAAAGGTGCATTTGAATAAGGTCACTATAGAGAGGGGTGTTACCCCTGATATTGTCGGAAACGGGCAGATGTGGAAACTTCCTGATACGGCAGAGACCTTTATGGACCACATGGTATTGACCGGTGGCTTGCCCCAGGTGGCTTTGTCCCCTAATTACGATTTTTGGGGCGGGCGTTCACTCACCATTTTTAATGTCAGTGATACGAAAGTAAAGATATGGGGTAGTGGCGACCCCGGTATATATATTCCTGCATACGGCTGTGCTCATTTGGAATGTATTGCATCGATAGGTGGTTCATTGGTACAGTGGAATGTATTGGGGGTTTCAGATACGGGTATTATAGCATACCCGATTGCGTAATTAAAAAAAGTATTGTATGGATATGCTTTTAAAACTCAACGACAAGCTGCTGCATTTTCTTGCATGCCTTGTCATCACGCTGACAGCGGGTGAACTCTGTGCCGTTACGGCAGGCGTGACGAAAGAAGCCGCTGACTGGATGTATAAGAAGAACTGCAAGGTCGGTACGGGCTGGGACTGGCTGGACATACTTGCGGATGCTGCCGGCATAGCGGTCGGCAGCGTATTAAGGAGATTGGTATTCGATTATTAATATTAATAAAAAAGATTATGTTAGACACATTATTGGTTGCGTTGATTATCTCAGTAGATACCGCGCAGGTAAAGGAATTTCCGCAGAAGGCGGAAGTCGAGTTCAAGAAAAATGATTTAAAAGAGAATATCATTAAGTCAGCCTTGAATTTCCATAATAGCGGGAAGAAGGACGACAAGACCTGGAACTGGAAGATTCAGGATGTGGTGTTCAAAAAGGATTAAAACAATGTTCAATTTAAAATCGAATAATTATGGGAGCAATTAAAACTATGAAGGAAGTCGAAAGCGCACTTCCCCAGAAAAAAGAGATAAATTATATACGTGCTTTGGATAAGGACGGCAATCCGATTTTAATCAATAAAGAGGACCTCGCACAAGTCGTGGGAGAACTGATGCCAGTTGTAACTCCTGAGAAAGACGGATTAAGTAATTCCAAGTTTGCAACAACAAAGATAAAATCAGAAGGCAAACGTAGCGTATTACTATACCGTTCATCATCTTCCCAATGGGCTCCTTTTGCTATCAGAGTATCATGTATATCCACAGGTGAACCATTAAGTGATTTTTGCGTTTACATTGCTGGTAATACTATGGAATTACAAGATTCTACAAAAGTATATGTCAAATACCTATATGGACAACCCAATAGCGATACATACCTAAAAATGAAATACGAAACTGACCATAGAATATCCATATACTTGACTTCGGACAAGTCATTAGGCGATAGAACTATTGTCAGAGAACTGATAGTTAGAGATTCAATGTACGATATGGCTACACAAGATGATGAAATTACCGGACTGGCAGATTGCACTATTGTGCAATAGGTTTTATTTCCGTGAAGCTATCGTCAATAAAACCAATATCTTCAATTATATCGCATTGGGTGCGGCAATCGTATTTTAAATCAACGGATTGCCCTTTTGCAATGGTAAATACTACGTAAACATCCCAATTTTTATAAAGCACTTTGATGTCAGTAAATTTGGATGGTATGGAATAAAACTCTCCGACTATTCCGTCAGAAGGCACTCCATTAGAGTAAGTAGCCAATCGAATCCCTACGTTGTAGAAATTATGGTTTCCAATGATATTAAGACTTATTCCGTCCCATTGGGCTGAATGGGAATAGTGTAATGCAAAAGAGTTTATAACACGTAATTTTTTCCATATCAGTTCTCCCACGTCTCCAAACCCGATGTGGGAGAACTGATACCGATTGCGAATGCTACCCAAAAGGGTTTACTCAGCAAACAGACAGCACCTTCTACGCTCTATATCCGTAGCAAAACCTATATAGAATTGCATCATTCTTTACCTGCTGATTGGAACACTTTTATGTTCTTATTAATGATTTCCGGGACGGGAATCGCTGATGGAGATGCCGTTTTAATTATTCATGGCTCAAACGAATCGAACAGTAAAGGACGATGTATAGCCAAGTCTTTGTATGGGAATCTCTCTAAAAAACTCCAACTTAAATGGGAACAGAAACCGGATAAGTCTATTCACATTTATCTGGTGGAAGCAGAAGGCGGAAAGATGGGCGGATACAGACTATTCAAGCAACACTGTTGTCTTGAAAATGAAAATACCGACATCATAGCACTCGACACGCTCGATATTTCAGCATTAAAAGATTTGGTTGTTTCTTAACAAACCCAATAAAGGAACAAACAGATGTTTTTGGCCGGGAAGTACAGTTCCCGACCAAAACAAGCAAATCATACTTCAACGGCATCTATTGCATCCTGTGGAAATTCGGAAATAGGTTCATCCAAAAGCTCAACACATGAGATGTCTGAAACCGATAGTATTGAAATCACCGGGTCATTACTGTCAATATATAAATTCAGATATTTATCTTCTGTTTTTTTATATTTTAAATTAATGAAAACAGCTTCATGTTTTTTAGGAAGTAAGTAGTGGTAACGAACAGAGAAAATATCATCTGCCATACCATATATAACCTGTACAACAGCTAATATATTATCTGTAGCGTAGGCGTGCCGGGTTGACACCAATAAGTTGACTACACAAACATTCTTCACAACCATGAACCTACTTTTATAATTAACTAAACGAGGGGTCATTTTTTTATCCCACAGACCATTATTATTAAGGGTCGCAATTGGTATCAGTTCTCCCACATCGGTTTGCAGCTTCTCGTCCAAAAAAGTACATTTGGCTTAAAAATGGATAAAATAAAATACCGCTTAGTGTATAATCGAAAGAAGCAGCTAAACAAACAGGGAACGGCCCTTGTGCAAGTAGAAGCCTTGCTCAATCAAAGGAAAGTTTATTTCCGTACAAATTTGTATCTCAAGCCGGAACATTGGAACAGTCGCAATGCCCAGGTTGATAATCACCCACAGGCTCATGACCTCAATTCGATGCTATTCGAGTTTATTTTACACTTGCAAGCCATTGAGCTATCCCTATGGAAGCGCGGCATTCCGGTTACCTTGCCATTGCTGAAGGATGCTATCAGAAAAGACAAGCCGGTCAATGTCACTTTCCCCGTATTTGCCAGAATCTATGTGCAGGAATCCGACCGTAAAAGAAGTACCAAAGAGAACCTGATGACAACGGTGACCGTACTTCAGGAGTTCCGTCCCGGATTAGATTTCAAAGACATTACTTATACCTTTCTAAAGGAGTTTGAAGTGCATTTGAAAGAGAAGGGAAATAGCGTCAATACGATAGCCAAGCATCTCCGGCAGTTACGTACATTAGTGAATGAAGCCATTAATCAGGGGTATATCCCTTCCGATGCCTACCCTTTCCGGAAGTACAAGATAAAGCAAGAGCAAGGGCGAAAAGAGTTCCTGACACCGGATGAACTGCGGAAGCTGGAGAACTTGCAGGTCTCCGACAAAAGGCTTCGGCACGTATTGGATGCTTTCTTGTTCTGCTGCTATACCGGACTGCGCTTCTCAGACTTTTGCCAGCTATCTCCGGCCAACTTCATCAAGGTAAACGGTAAGCGTTGGTTACACTTCACATCCATTAAAACAGGAGTAGAACTTCGGCTTCCGCTACATCTCCTTTTTGAAGGTAAAGCACTTGTCATATTAGACCGGTATAATATATCGGATTTTGCCAATTTAGGCAGCAATTCCGAGGTAAACAAATGCCTTACTCAAATAGCCGAATTGGTACGAATCAAGAAGCATGTTACCTATCATACGGCCCGTCATACTTGTGCGACCCTGCTTGTTCACCAGGGCGTTCCGATTACCACCGTCCAGAAGCTGCTCGGTCATACTTCGGTCAGAACTACGGAGGTGTATTCAGAGGTTCTTTCTAATACAATAATACGTGATTTGAAGGCTGTAAAAAGGAAGAAAAAAACACCTGATTTTAGACGCCCGGTAGAATGTGGGTAGATTTTATAGGTTCTACTGATATTCTACTGCCATAGTTTGGCAGCCCTTTCCTGGTAAGATATTCCCTACTCATAAATTTCTTGTTTACTTTCGCTGAAAAGTGATTGTAAATGAGTATATTTGTCATGTTTTATTGGTTAACGCCCATGAACGTGTCTTTAACAGGATGCGTTCGTGGGCGTTTTTTGTTTAATTAAAAAAGTTCGTAGATGAAAAAGAAACTGATTGTTTTGGCTGTTGTGGTGGCCGTGATTGTAGGTCTGCTGGCTTATTACCAGTATGTACCGTTTTGGGCAAGCATTGTGAGTACCGGTGCGTTTATTGCCGGCATTCTTCTCGGTTGGAATGCCAAGGGGTGGAGTGATAAACATGTAACGGGGATGAAGGTATGATGGAGGAACTGAATGAACTGTTCAACATCACCGGCAGGATAGTTAATACTATCCTGCTTCCTCTTTTCGGTGTGTTCATGTTCTATGATTCAAAGAAGCGCAAGGCGGCTGCGGAAGCGAGAAAGGCGGAAGCTGACAATATCACCTTGTATGCTGCTGAATGGAAGGAACTGTACGAGAAAAAGGAACACAGGGTAGTGGAACTTGATTCCAAGATAGACCAGCTTTATGCCGAGAAGAATGAAGACCGCCAGCGTATCCGCGAGTTGATTGAAAAGAACACTACACTGGAGATAGAGAAGATAAAGCTGGAAGCAAAGCGGTGCGATGTCCGGGGATGTAGCGGGCGGAAGCCACCGAGCGATTATTAATTCACGGGAAGGAAGGTGTTTCGCAACAGCTCCCTTCCCTTTTTAGCATAAACTTAAAGTTTAAACAAAGGCTTCTGCAAATGTAGTGTATGTTTATATTAAATCAAATGATGTATGAAGTATTTTACGATAAAAGAACTTTGCCGTTCGACAACTGCCGACCGCAAAGGAATTGACAACAGATGTGGCAGTGATATAGAAGCCAATCTGACTGCATTGGTAGATAACGTTCTTGACCCGCTACGCGAATGGTATGGCAAACCTATCGTTGTGAATAGCGGTTACCGTTGTCCGGCATTGAATAAAGCGGTGGGCGGTGCGACAACCAGCCAACACATGAGCGGACAGGCGGCGGACATTGATACCGGAGACAGGCAACAGAATAAGCTACTGTTCGAACATATCCGCAAGAACCTTCCTTTCGACCAGTTAATTGATGAGAGTAATTTCGCCTGGGTGCATGTGAGCTACCGGGCGGACGGTAGAAACCGGAATCAGGTACTGAAGCTATGAAAAAACTACCCTGGCTATTAGTTGTATTGCTGGCAATCGCTTGTATAGTGGCTTGGTTCCGTCCGCACGAGCCTTTGCCGGCAGAAATCCGTACCGAGACGAAGATACAGACGGTTGTCGAGCTTGATACGGTTCTTATCTCCGCACCGATAGCAGTGTTTTGGCAGATATTGCCGAATGACACAGTACGTATAGGCGATACCCTGCTTCACCGCAAACAGGTTGTGTATGAAGATAGTCTGTATCGTGCGGTGGTGAGCGGATATGTAGACCCGCGGCTGGATAGTATGACTGTGTATCCGAGGACGGTTTATCAGACGGTAACGAATGATGTCTATCATCCGGTACCCATTAAGTCGAAGAAGAAACGTTGGGGATTAGGGTTGCAGGTTGGGTATGGTTATCCAAATGGATGGTATGTAGGTGTTGGGATAGGTTATAATCTATTTGTATGGTAAGAAAGAAATTAACGATGTAGAAGTCGGCTTGTCGCTGGCGCTCTTTCGGGGCTTAGAGTGGAAAGAAAGCCCCCAACGTTCAAATAATTATTGCCACATAAAAATTTGAAAAAGCATAAGACAATGCACGTTGGAGGCTTTAATATCTTCAACGTGCATTGTCTTATGCTTTATTCATTTAATCTCATGTTCCCAGTAGTGAAGAAGTTCCTATGCGAACATTGCAGGAAAAAATTACTGGAATGATAGTACCAATCCTTTCCAATTTGGAAAATACTGGAAAGGATTATATAAATCGTTCTTTGACTTGTTGGAACACCGTTTTGAAAAGACATTTTATGTGAGCAGTGTTAATACATATGTATTGGTTTTGCTATATCAAATACTTTGCTTATATTTGTGGCGTAAAAAGTGCCGGTATGTACAAGCTGCATCACCTTGCACTATAATAAGGAACTTATAGGGATGCCCAAATTGCGGTGTCCCTTTTTTATTAAAGCATAATAAATGAAAACTGCGACATCAATAGAAGAACAGATACAATTGCTCGAAGAACGGGGAATGATTTTTAACGATAAAGAAAAAGCCAAAGAAATTCTGCTTGATATTGGATATTATCGATTGGGATTTTATTGGTTCCCTTACGAACAAAGTTATCCCTCAAAGAACAATCGAACTCACCAATTTAAAGAGAACACCTTATTTGATGACGTAGTGACACTTTACTATTTCGACCATGATTTAAGGTGTATCATTACTCCTTATTTGTATAGAATTGAAGTAAGTTTCCGCACATTTCTTACATATACAGTTTCCAATCGCTATAAAAACAATGCGACTTGGTTTGCTGACCCTCGAATTGTGAATATGGACTTTATAGATTATTTGCCGAATTGTTATAAAACGATACGAAAAAATGAGGCTATAAAGCATCATCATGGGAAATATATCAATGACATATACGCGCCGGCATGGAAGACATTAGAGTATATGACATTTGGAGATATTCTTTATTTATATTCCAGCCTAAAAGACGCGAAACTGAAAGAAGAAATTGCGGCACATTATAATATAAGAAACGTGGATATTTTTGATAACTATATGAGCACGCTTCGAGTTATACGTAATTTATGTGCTCATGGGCATAATATTTACGATTTAAAATTACAGAAACGTATTCGTAAAGGTCCGATATCGGATTTACAAGGTGACAGGTTTCACAATATGGCTGGCGGGTTATTGGTTTTAAGGTATATTCTAAATTCCATATCAACCAATCGGGTGCAGGATTTGAATTATAAACTTAAGCTATTGACTTCCCAGCCTCAGATAAAAAAGATAGAAAATATAATTAAAGGTTTGATTACATTCATCCAGTCAGTATAATATTGGTTTTCAAGGCGGTAATTCCAACATGGTTTCACCGCCTTTTTTTGTATTCAGTCGTTTTTTATGTAGGTGCTGGGGTGAGCTATGATTTGTGGCAATGGTAATTTTAGCAATATCATAGAGGTAAACTTATTGGATTAAGCAACAATAATTCATCAAAATCCCACAAAATACACATTCTTATAAAAATTATATATCTGTCTCTTATACACATCTCCGAGCCCACGAG